CCCACGTGTTGAAATGATAGTTGATGATAGTTTTTTGGTATTCATTTTAAAAATTCTCCTTTTTATAGTGGAAAGGCGAGAGGAGGATTGAACTCCCCCCGCCTCCCCTGTGCGATTAGCTAACTAGCAAGGGAAGCGTTTCCCCCCTTTGGATCGCTTCGGTTGCATCCCAAAGTTTGCGGTTTATGTCGATGCTTTGGGCGATGCTGTTAATAGTTCGCATTCTGCGGGGGCGAATGTCCATCCCCTGAGAAGTTCGGCGGGGCATACTTACGCTATACCCTCCCCTAATCACGTTCTCCTGAATGCGGTTGAAGACGTGCCAAAGGCTAGGTGAAGCGTCTTCACTTCTCCTAACTTTCACAAGCTCATCAATTCGGCGGGTGAACTCTTCCCGCATAAACTCCACCCCTACCCCTGCTTCTTCTAAGCGTTGGGATGCCTTGGTGAAGTTATCCCCGCCAAAGTACTCCCGCCAACGTAGGCCAACGGCAAATCCCGCAAGGTTACGCTGTTGGGAGTCGTTAAGGGTGATACTTTGCCACTCTTTAATCACTAGGGAGGAGCGTTGAAGATCCGTTTCAGTGTGTGCAACGGCTTCCCCCAAAGCTTCCCCAAGCTTGTTTAGTGATAGTGAGTGACGGATGCGAATAGATGAGTACTGAGTGCCCACCATCAACCCATTAGTACATATTAAGCGGTAGAATCCTGCGAATAACTCAAAGGACGCTGAGCCATCGTTTGCATTCCTCAAGTTAATTCGGGGGAGGTACTCGCCTAACGTCTTCTCTTCTCCAACCCTTGCCAAGCTTACGAAGTGCTTTGCAAAGGCTCGGCGTTGTACGTCACGTGAACGAACTTGAGAAGATGCAAAGGGTTTCCACCCCAAGCCTTCGAATTGGTTCATCACGTCTGCGGTGCGGATATTGTTAAAACGTGGGGTTGTCGTTTCTTCGAAACGTCCACGTTGGTTAAGTGTATCCTGAATCAATATATTCATTTTATTTCATTCTCCTGTTCAATTCGTTTACGATTTCAATGCCATACTTTGAGTTGTGCTGGTTCTTTACCATTAGTGCATCCAACTTGTTTCTAAGTTGAAAGCGTTTCATTTTATTGATCTTCTTGTTCTTCATTTTATTTTCTCCTGTTCGGCTTATTTTAATTTCCCGATGAGGATGCCGAATATAATCCCCAAGGGAAACGCAAGTGCTACCGCACTCGCAAGTGTGCCTGAGTCGATGAAGGTTTGATTCATAAATTAAAAGTACCCTAAGATTATAAATAGTCAAAGGCTATTTTTAGTTATAAGCTGAGATAATATTGATTATTAATAAAAATTAAAATGAGTTTAAAATGGGGCTTTTAAAATTTGGCTATGGTCTATTTATAAGCACCTAAAACGATTTTAAACGGCATTCTGAATCGATTTTAAGGCATATTAACTGAGCTAATCTTTTTGAGAAAATGGATTAGGTTAGGTTATGTTTAAATAAAAAGAGTTTAACTAGGTGAAATGTTTATGATTGTGGAAGTTTATGTTTATTTATATTTATGATAGTTGATGATAGTTTTTGTGAAATGAAAATGCGAACGAAAAGAAAAGGGAAAGTTTTTAGAACAGGATAGGAAAAGCTGTTTAAAGTGAGTTTAAAAAAGTTTCAAGGCATCAAATAAACTCAAATTAAAGTGAGCCTAATCAGATCCCTTTAAAAATGTTTTAACGCTGAATGGAGCAGATCCCAAAAAGATCCCCGATTCGATTAGATTAATAGACTAGTGAAAAGTAATGGTGATTAATGCGTTCCCTTCTCCTTAAGTCTTTTCCCTTGGCTTTTCTTTTTTTATTGTCTCAAAATTCCTGCAATTTGAAAGCGAAAAGGGGGCAAGGGGGGAAAACACGAAAACTTGTGCGTATATAAAGCCTTTCAAAATTTTCCACCAAAAAGTAAGGGTTTTGTAAGGAGGAGAACGGATAACCCTTAAACCGCTACGCAGGGATAGAACAGGGTAGGAGAACCCAATAATAAGGAACTTCTAATGTTTATATGTTCCATAAGCTTTAACCATATTCTATAAATACATAATCTACCTGGAATCCTGACTCACCTTAAGTCTATAAGTAGATTTGTCTTGACATCTCTTATTATTATCTATATGTATACTACAAGTTAGCTTTAAGTTAACTTCAAGTATACTAATCAGTTTACTTATATATTATCTTATTATTATATTATATAGTATATATTAAAGATATAACTTAAACATTATCCTTAAGTTAACTTCAAGTTAACCTTAAGCCAGTGCCAAGAACTCTTGTCTTTCCCTGTCGTACCTTTTCTTAAGCCCACTACCAAATAAAGCCCACCAATTGCCTTTTACAATTGTTCCCTTTACTACAATAGTGTCGATCTTATTGCCGTAGGTCTTTCGATCATACTCTTCCCTAACTTCCCTAAGCTTGTTTTGGAATTCTAAATTAGTCATTCTATTGATGATGTCTATGGTTTCAGTCTTTATGGTTTGGGATGATGTTTCAATTGGCATACCAGCAATTGAATTAAGAATAGCTCTACATCCACCTTCACCCCTAAGATGAGCAACACTCATAATACTAGCTTGGACTCCAGGGTTAGAAAACAGGATAGCTCCAGCATTAATAGCTCTTTCGTTAAGAAGTTCGGATATGCGGTTCTTAACCTCTTTGGAGTCTATTCCGTGAGCACGTACAAGCTTATGGATAGATGGGAAGTCCTTGTGGTCTTCCCTAAAGCCGAAGTATTCCTTTTTGCCTGACTGAATGGTAAACCTCCCTTCAGACTTCATAATGCGATCCACAATGCTGGGATCTAGGGAAAGAGACACGGAGGTAGATGCTAAAAGGCTAGAATTACTTCTGCTTACTAGTAGGTTTTTTAGGAGCGATAGGGGCAAGTTCCATACGCACAGGTTCAGTACGGACACCACCACCAAGCTCCATAGAGGGAATCTCAAGTGCCAGCTTCTGGGTACTTGGTTGTACTTCTGAGGTTGAACCACCATTATTAGCGGTTTGTAGCGTTTGGGGGGTATCTACCCCTTGGCTAACATTCATCGGCCCTTGTAGGGGCATCCCAGGCCCAAATTTAGGGCTTATAAAGCCTGTTTTAGTACCCTTGGGAAGAAATGGGCTAATATTGCGGAGATCGTATTTAGATGGTTCGAGGTTCATAGGTTAATCCAGCTTTTTGGTGTAGAACGTCTACCAATAGCTGATTCCATAAACTTGTCTAGCTCTTTTTGGAACAATTCATCTTTGTGTTGTTTGTGGGCTAGTTCGGTATCCCTAGCCATAGCTTGAACCCAATAGCTTACGGCAATTGCTAGGGCATCCAATCTATCGTCTTGGGCTAGGCTACCCTTATCCCTGGTAAGCCTACTCATCTGATAAAATAGTCTATATCTAGCTAAAGTCTCACCATCTCCTTCAATGCTTTGGAAATCCTTTTCGATTACCTTTGGATCAACGATAAGTCTGTGCTGATTCATTACAGGCTCAAGGGTGTCGATGATTCGCTTTTCCTTTTGCGTGGAGTGGCGTACTTCTTCAATGGTGCAAGGATGGATTCTGCCGAATACAGGTTTGATAAGTTCACCAAACATTCCGTCACCGAAGTTTGCTTCGTAGATTGCGTAGTTACATCCGTGTAGCTTGGCTTGACGCACGATTGTTTCCAGCGTCTCCATTGTGTATCCAGACCTAAACCCGCCTATGTCAACCAGAAAGAGTTGTCCGTGAAGACACTTTACGATGGCATAGGATGTTTCGTCTTTGCCTCTGCCTGACGGATCAATTGCGATAACGCATCCCTGGTATTCGGAGAACTCAGAGGAGACTTGCATAGGACGATAATAAGCGTCTCCGTCAAAGCCAACATTAGGTAGATCATTAACTCTGCAATCTGGACCATTACTCCAAACAACGTGACTTGGACCACGTTTAGGATCGAGAGAATGAACAACAAGATCGCTTAGTTTTAGCGGGTAGCGGTTAGCGTCTGAAAGTCTGGGGTCGAGCATAAACTGCAACGCAAACCCGCTTCGTCCGTAGCTCGATTCTCGGATTATAAGATCTTCATCGGTGAAGCGTGTAGGTTCAGTTGTCGTTCCGCTTTGCCCATTAAATGAGGATACGTATGGAGAAAGACGTACACCATAACGTACTCTTTGTTCTTCGCTGGGAATTCGTACTGGCCAGATACGAGCCATATAGCCCCTGCCTTCTAGCTTTTCGTAAAGGCTGTTCTCAGTTTGCGGAGTACCTAGAAAGATGATTCGCCCATTGGGTTTGATAACGGCATCAAACTCTTTGACTGATTCAGCAAGCTTAATCCGCATAAGCTCAGTCTGACTATTGCCACTGGTTTCAATATCGTCAGCAATCACAATGTCGGCTCGGCTACCAGTGATCTGCCCTGTGATGCCAACACTTTTTACTGAAGGGGCGTGACTAGCTGGTGCTGGTCCAACGTCAAAGCTTTCTTTGGAATTACGTTGTTCTTCTCTTGGGACAAGATGGTTTAGAACTGGTATCTCATTGATTAGTCTAAGGGTAAACGTAGTGAAGTCGCTTGCCCTGTTCTTGCTTGCCGATACTACAAGGATGTTCTTGGTTGGGTCTACCAGGAGTTGGTGACAAACAAACGCAGAAGCAATCCAGCTTTTCCCTACTCCTCGAAAGGCTTCTACGATTTGCCTGTCAGGACCAACTTCCATTCTTTGGGCAATGTCATATTGAAGCGGTGTAGGGTCAGGAAGGTTGAGGTGCTTCCAGACAATATAAAGGAAGTTCCTAAAGTCTTTTAGTCTTGGGTCTATTTGATTCATAGCCTAGTTAATATTTAACCTAGTGAACTATTAAACAACTTAAATAAAAAAGGAACTCCTCTCTGTACAACAATGTAAAACATAAAGAAAACCTGCTCATTAATCAAGGCTAACTTGTTGATTGTTAGCTTCATTCCCTTGGCTACCACCACCACGCCCCTAGAGCACCCCCAGAACAAACGTTCTAATATGCTCATATCCCCCTTAAATAACTGACTATAAACAAAAAACTAGTGCTTAGCCCTATTCTTTGACTTAGACATAATCTTAAGGTTACGGAACGAGTTGTTCATAGGGTTACCATCGTGATGATCTACGTCTTTACCACGAAGTCTAGCTTTTCCGTACTTTCGGATCATAAGCCTTCGTGCCATATTACGCCTAGCTCTACGTTTGATCTGGGCAGACGTTCCCTGGTACTCTCGGTATTCCTTAGCGTAGTCTCTCATATGTTAAGACCAGTATCAGAACCACTCATTGTGGAATCGCCAATCCTAAGACTTCCTTGGTTAAAGCTAAACCTTCCTGTAGTTGCTCTAGGCATTGAGGCGGGTTGTACCTGTTGCTGAGCCATTGGTTGCTGTGCGTCAGAATATGACGGCATAGGTGAGCTTGCCGAACTTTGAGAAGTAGGAGAAGATTGAGTTTCTGGTTTTTCCCACCTAGTAAAACCGAAGGCTTGGCCTTTGTTTATATACCCCAATTTTTCATAATTTTTTGGTGTATACGCTCCTGGCTTAAAGTTTCCTCCGAATGGCATACACATAAACTTACCCTGCCCTTTCAAATGGCAAAGCCTCTGCTTGTTTCACATTAACACCCTTAATCTCAAGGGGCTTACCTTGGTCTTGAAAAGGAAGGGCTAGGGCTAGGTTAAACATAGGTGAACTTTTTTCTGGCATAGCATCTATTCCGTTATCTTTCAAGAATTGTCTTGCGACATTAAGATCGGCGGGGGTTGCTTCCCCATTGTTAATTCGATCTAGCAAGGTATCGGCTACTAGTTCGTGCAAGTCTTCTAGCTTTTTCTTTAGTTCAATTTTCACGTTATGGACCAAAAATTTTACTTTTTATTGTTTCCCAAAGCGTAGTAAAAGCAAAGGTGATAGCGGTAACAATCCCTAGCCCCTTCATATAGTTACCCTCGATAACACGAAGTCGTGTGTCGTGCTTTTCAAACGTAATCTTAAATTCTTTTTGATTTGTTAAAACCTCTGAAAGCATACCTTCCATTTTTCCTAAACTTCTATGTAACTCACTACTCATCGCACATTCTGCAATTCACTCAATACTTCTTGAGCTTCAAGCACCTTTCCTTGTCTTCTAGCCATTACTAGCTTATCCCTCAGAACCCTATGGCCATATAGTTCTGGGTATTCTTTCAACATCTTTTCTTTAGCTGTAGCCCGATACTTACCAATAACTTTCTTTAGCTCATTGACTCTTGGACTATCCAATCCTTCAACTTGATCGGAAGGCAGAGCAAGGTACTGCGGAGAAGTAACAAGTTTGTTCAGGGCTTGGCGAAGGTCTTTGTTGCCTAGTTTAACCTGACCTGTTAGCTCGATATACCTGTCGTAAGCGGTCTGTCCTTTACCATTCCTATACTTGCTTAGGTCAACTCCACCGCTTTCTACAACTGGAGGCATACTGAAAGAATACCTTAAGTTGGCCAGTTCATCCATAACCTTGTCCTTTTTCTGTTCACTATAAAACAAGGGGCTAATAAAATCTGGTCCAACGGCTTCTTGCCGTTTAATCGGTTCACCAAGAATGTTCCGTTTAGGTTCAAGCTTGTCGCTCAGCCCTGGAATCCTCTTTGTGAACATATCTAAGAATGTCCTTGCCTCACGCATAAGAGGATCGCCAGAAGGCACAGATTGGGAAACAAGACTAGGGACAACTAGAGAACCGAGCCTTGTGCTGATAAACTGAGACATCTTTCTGTCAGGTTGGTTAACTGCGTCCATTATCTGCTCAATACCAGTAAGGTAACTCTTGCTTGTGATGTTTTTGCTTAGTGCCGTTCCGATTGCAGAACCCATAAAGTTAATCCAATCCTTACTTCCTACTTTATCTTCGTTAATTTTATCCGAAAAGTCGGCTACAACTCCAAGGAATGTAGCCAACGGATCAAAACGTTGGTAAGACACATACTGATACTTGTCGCTACCTGGCATTTTAAATCTAAGGCTATATGGTTGCCATCCTGTTGCCTGTTTTAGGATACGCTCTTTTTCATTTGATGGTCCTTGGCCTGTGATGCTTCCACTACTCCAAAGTCCAACTGCCGTTGTCATAACAGAAATACCCATAGCTACTTTTCCTTCTGCCTGTGCCCTTACAAAAGGATCTGAACTATAAAGTTCTTTTGTTATTTGTAATCTTGCTTTTGTTAGTTCAGGAGCAAGCTTTTCTAGGGGTGTATTATTAAACCCTCTTAATGTACCCTCTGCATAGCCGATAGCTCCAAAAGCACGTTGACTAAAAAACTTAATAATTCTTGTAGGCGTTGTTACAAAAGGGATAACAAGTCTTAGCGATGGATGTTCTCTTACTCCATTTTCAATCCACCTTTGAATTGTTTTATCTTCGCCACGCTTTGTGAATGTAACTTCTTCTGCCCATCCGTAAGCATATTGAGCTAGGTTAGATTTATTCTCATCGTAGTTCTTAGCAACGTAATCTGTAATATATTCTTCTAATTCAACTCCATTCTTTCCAGCCCTAGCTCCCTCAAGAGCACCACGCATTCTTACGTTCTTAAGTGAATATAATCCACCACCTTTAAGAACTAAATCATTAATCTTTTTATCTGTATTTTGAGCTACCCATTCGTCTACTTGTTCTGGTTGGATCTTACCTTCACCAGCAAGCTTCCATCCTTCATCGTAGGATTCAGCAAGTGCTCTGCTCATGGCTACAGACCTGAAGTTAAGATGTTTAGTAAATTCGTCCATCCAAAGAAGGGCTTTAGAAGGCATCCGAACAGCATTGCCAACCATTGTAGTTGCGTCTGTTACTATATACTTAGCTAATCCTTTGATTAGAGGCGAAGCGTTTGGATGTTTTGCTTCAATTTCGTCAAGTTTGGCTTGAAAATTTTCTTTAGTAATAATTGAATCGTACTGCTCAACTGCTGTTCTGCCCTGAACAAGAGCACTTTCACCTGTCTTAAAAGCATTGTTAGCAGAGATAAAGGCTTCTTTTGCAGAATCCATCATAGTTCCATATTGGCTTAAAAACGCATTTCTGGTTGTTTTAAAAATAGGGTTTCCTGTTTTCATAAACGCAATCTGAGAACCCAAAGCAGATTCCATAGGTTTCCAAGCAGTAGAAATCAAATTACCAATTGCATTAACAGCAAATGTTTTTGGACCGCTAAGAAGTGCATTGATCCACCATTCATTGTGAAGCTTCATCCAAAACTTATCTGGAGCAAGGTTAACAATGCCATCTGCTCCGTGTTTATTATAAATCGTTGCAAACCTTCTGATGGCTTCTTCAAAGTTTTCACGGCCTACTTTTGCGTCTCCGTTGCCAATAGATTCAGCTAGTGCAGTTTCATATTGCCCCATCTTTGCTGGCTCAGAAGCCCACTTCTTGCTGATGTTTATAAACTCTTCTGCCATCTTAGCGTCAAAAGCCGTATTCTTAGCCATAGCAAGACCACGACCAAGATTGCTTCGAAGTTGTTTTTCGCCAAACAGAATAGACTGAATGTTAGGCATCAATTCGTTTAAGCGAATGAACCCTTCTCTGTAAGCTAGTGAAGCTGTTGCATCTCCAGGGTTTGCCGAAACAGCTTCTTTAGCAGAAATAGTTTTGTTAACAATTTCCCCAACTTGGTTAAGAACATCCATTCTTGCAAACTTGAATCCCATAACCTTGCCAGCAAAATCTTCTGAATTCTTTGCACTAATTGTAAGATCTTTAATGTAGTCTTCCCCACCAAGCCGTTTAATCTGCTCAATCTCTTTAGCGACTACTTCAGGTTTTGTTACAACCTTTTTAGCAATAAGTTCGTTAGCAAATTCATTTACTAGTGCTGTAGTTGCCTTGTGAGTGCTTGCTGGTCCTGAATTAAGAAAGATGTTTACAATAGGTCTTCCAGCATCGCCACTAACTGCTTCACGAATCTTCTCAATAGAAGTCATATCTAGCCCTTCTGGGCTATTAGCCATATCTAAGATTCTTCCTGTTTTAGGGAGATTACCAAGGAACGTAGAGGCTTCTAGCTGAGACTTATCGTTAAATACGTTTACGTCCCTTGGGGCTTCCGTAGGAATTTCTTTTACCTCTACTCCGTCTACTGCTTGTGTTCCAATTTGAGGCGTTTCTAAAGGAGTAGGTCCAAATTCTTGTTTAAGCTTTACATCTACATCATCTCCAGCTTTAGCAAGGAGGCTTTCAGCTAGGGTCGAATCCCCTGCTTCCATAGCCCTTTTAGCACCCCTAAGTGCCTTTACTCCGCTAATAAGACCATCAACAACACCACCAGCAAGCAAACCTTCTACAGCATTCTTTAGCCTTCCTTCAAAAATTGAATCTTCCTGGTCAGAAGCCAAGTACTCAGTAACTGGATTCTGTAGTTGAGGAACGGATTCGATAAGGTTAGATAGACGCTCTTGGTGCTCATCAAAAACAGAGAAGTCAGCTACAGCACCCGCAATTGCTCCTTTTGCTACATTAGACTTAGCAATGTAATTACCAACCTTACCAAGCTTAGCTAGTTTGCCTAGCTTAGAAGCCCTTCCTAGCCATCCAAATACAGGGGTAAATCCAACAAGAAAGTCTGTTGCATTCTCTACAACACTCCCTGCCATAGTGCGAGAAGGTCCAAGGCGATTGATTGTGCCTTCTGGTACGTTCCCTAAAGTAACTAAATCAGCTACGCTTTCAGTAGCGTTAAGTACTCCACGAATAGGGGCTAAAGCTAGATCTGCAATTAAAGAAGGCTCATCGGCAGTAGCATCAATAGGTTGTGGCATTGCAGGTTGACCAGGCATAGCTGGATCAATAGCCATCTGGTTAGGATCAACTGGAACTGAAGAAGGCATTGCAAACGGAACATTTTGGTCTGCCAAGCTTTGTTGGATTTCTTCTACACTATTAAATCTCATCGGTAAATTCCTAGCAGATAAGTTTGCTGTTGCATATAAGAATCCTGTTCATCGTCAGTGTTTAGTTCAAGCCTTTTAAAGATTCCTCCAAGGGCATTATCTTTGTTCCCCGCTTTATATTCTTTAACTAACTCATTCATTTGAGACAAAGATTGAAAGTGAGTTGAGAATGCCTTTACTCGCTCGCCAAAAGAATTTGCTTGGTCTACTGAATTTTTACCTGGTCCACCAGCAACGTTAAAGGGAATAGGAAGTCCTTCTTCTGTCTTGCCTTTTGCTATTTCATTCGGTGAGAACCCGCCAATGATTTTTAAATCCCAATACTGATCCTTTTTCTTAGATAGCTCCTCATCCTTGTACTTAATCGTCTTTAATTGTGGGGGCGTAAACCCAAACCCACCACCATCCATAAGCATTGGAGTTGCTGGAACATCCACCTTTCCTTCAATAATGTCTTTTGCAAGCAACGGAAGGATCTTGTTAATCTGACCATAAATCTTTTCATCCTGTTCTTTAATAGCTGAAATAGCCATCCGATCTTGCTGAGTAATGCCAGGAGAATTTACATTAAGACCTGCATCAAAAAGAATAAGCCTACGCTTTGCGTTAGCCCTGTACCTGTTGTTCAAAACTGATGGGCTTTCAAATGCCTGTCCGTTGTAGCTTTCTTTTTCCTTAAATAGCTCTCCAATAAAACCATTTGGAATGTCAATCTGATCTGACCTCAGACTTTCTTCAGCACTCTTAGATTTCTCAATTGAATTAGATAGCTTTTCATACTTACTCTGAGCATCTTTAAAAACCTCAGTCTGTGCTTCTACTGCAACCTTCTGGATGTTCCCCTGGATAATCTCAGCATCTGACTTATTTGGGTTAATTTTTCGTTCTTCTTCGATAATAACACGAAGCTTGTCTTGAATCTTCTGGTTAATTACAGGTCGGCTTGCTGTTGATAGTAAGGTTTGGCCAACAATTTCGCTTCCTTTATTTCCATCTAGCTGAGTGATATTTGTTGCAACAACCTTTTCAATCTTATCTACAGAGTCAACAACGTAAGGATTCTTTGCTAATCCAACTCCATCCCTAAGCTTTTGAATCTCAATCATAGCAAAAGGTCTGCTATTAGTAGCGTTTCTTCCCCAAGCACGATTTTCATCAATAAGAGAAACAAGTCCCTCTGATCTTTCAATATTTCCGCTTTGTATAGCAACCTTTAGTTCGCCAAGTAACTCAGGGTCTTCTCTATACTCATTTCTAACAAGCTTCTGAGTCTGCTCGGAAAGCATTGCCCTTGCTTGACCCGCATATGTGGGATTTTCTTTTAGAGAAAACGATTCACCATTTGCCATAGGAATGTTCTCAAGATCGTTAAGCATTTTTTTCTGAATTTCTGGATCTAGCAGATCATTAGGATCTTCAACTTCACCTAGATATTTATAACCAATATTTAAAGCGTGATCTTGAATCGCATAGATTCTATCTGTCCTATTTTGTTCATTCTTGTTATTTGCTTGTTCTTCTATTGCATCAATTCGTGAATACAATCCCTGGAACACACCAAAGTTTCCACCAGCACCAAGCTTAGCACCTGTCTGGGTAGGAATGTTCTCATACTTCTGAAGCTCACTACGAGCACCATCTGGATTGTCTTTGGCTAGTCTCAAAATATAAGGCTGAAGCGATCCTTCTGCCCATTTGTTAAAAACATTAGGAACGTTTGCATTAGACACACGTGTTAGCCATTGCTGAACCTGGGCTTGCTTATCTTCATCACGCAGGTTTGTATCAAATAGAATGTCTTGGCCTTCTTGAGACAAAAGCTCCTCCATCTTCCCTTGCCTTCCGTTCCATCTAATTTTAACAGATTGCTCTGCAATGCCTTCATTAATCTTTAAAATCTGTTCTCTTGCTGAGCTATTAAAAATCTGTGAGTTGTTAGAATTGCTATTTAGCCATTCGTTGGAAGCTTCTTCGAGTACTGAATAAGGATCTTCAGTATTCATTGGGTTGTTCAGACGATCAGCATATTTCAAAGATCCACTTGTTTGGTCTTTAGCATTTAAAACAAAATTGTAGTAATCACTCTTAGCCACCCGCTGAGCAGATAGCTTCTGTAAAGCTGTATAGTATTGAGGAGTCTGCTCTGCCTTAATAATTCCTTCAGCAATGCTCTGCTTTATATCCTTCTTCCCAATCTCCCTAGCTTTCTCAATCCCAAGAATATTTGCATCTTCCTGAGCAATCCTTTCTGAAAGCTTAGCTTCTACTGCTTGGTCACGAACATAGGCAGTACCAAAAGCTTTTAACTGAGGATTAAGTTCTGAAAGTGCTTCCGACACCTGGAGTAGCTCATTAGCATTCGACCTAGAAGGTGCTGTCCACTCAACTTGGGGAGGAGCAGAAAACTGAGAAGGTTGTATGCTTGAAGCTACTGGACGGATTGTTGGGGCTTGGCCTTCTAATCCTGTTGCAGACCTTCCACTGCGAGGAACAATTTTCTCTTCAGCCATAACTTAAACCCCAAACAAACCGCTAACAAGATCTGTAGTCTGCCCTGAACCAGCACCATAGGTTTGGTAGTATTTGTTTGAAAAGTAGCTGTTAGTAGCCGATAGACCTTGGCTAAATAAGTTAGTTCCTAGTACAGACAAGTAAGGCTTCTCTATTGGCCTGTTAATGCTTGCAATACGCATCTGTGAACCAAACAAGGCATTGGATGAGTTGGTTCTACGTGCATCAAACAGATTTTGGGCATTGATATTGAAAGCTTGATCCTTTAACTGATTCTGCCTTGCCTGAGCCTCAAAATAGCCTAACTCTTGGCGGGTAACCTCAGATAGCAAGCCATCGATAGAAGCTCCCTGCACTCCAGCTTCCCCAGAGGCAACCTTAATCTTAGAACGTACTGCCCTAGCCTCTTTAGACACACCCATAAGTTCTCTAGCAGTAGCCTCCCTTTCCTGGGACAACTGCATCTGCCTTGAAAGTACTTCCTGACTATATTGTTGCTGAAGTTGGTTTTGTTCACGAATCGAACGTTCTTGTTCAAGACTAGCCAGGTTTGCTTGGTATTGTGCTTGGTCATTGGCAATCTGATTTTGCCCCTGGTACTGCATTACGCTACTGACCGCACCAATAGCGAATTGACCTACGCTAAGAGCAAGTGGGAGTACGGCTGGAGCACACATAAATTATTTCCTTATCCTTGCAAACTCTATAAATGGTTCTTTATTAAGACCATATTCCTTGTGTTCATTGATAAAAACAAAGCCCATCCACTTTAACCAAGTAATATGCAAGTCATTTTGTTTGCTAACGACATTGAACAAAAGTGGATAAAGCTCACTAAATGCCTCTAGCCACAATCTACAATTACGCAAGAAAGGAATTTTAATTTTTAAAATATCATCTGATCCTACTAACCATATTATGCCAGCAAACTCAGTATAAGGGACTACACCAAACATAGCGATTATAAGTCCCTCAAACTCAAGAGTATAAGTGTGTGTTCCGTATATTTTTATTGCGTCTTCAAGCTGATCTTCAGCAGGTTCTTTTGAGTAAGCTTCGACCTCTCTTAGGTCAACTTTACGCAATCTAGGGCCAAGAGATAAGCCATCCCCAGGTTTAGCCTTTCTAATCAAACACTTTTGTTTTTTATAGTTCCAAAAGGTTGAAGAGTTAAGCCCTTTGATATGAATTTGTGAGTGTGCCTTCAAAGTCAGCAGATACAAAACAACAGGGGTAGTGAGAGTTGTTTAATAGGGTTAAGAAGCAGTTATCAGACCGCAAGAACAATGGGAAGCGATAAGTACCAGACTTAAGTGAGCCGTTGTTTACAAAGTCATAGTTGTAGGAGTTACCTTGAGCTAAGTCACCAGACGTAACAGCAATAGAAAACCGCTTTGAGTTTGTATACGAGATATACCCATACTTTAACTGATAATTTCCACTGGACACCAATATTTGCCCTCCCTTTTGACCTGGAGCACGTAGAGCTACTGGAGTTATGGTATGTATCATATTGTAAGGGATGCCAACGTAAATTGGACCAGCATATTGGCTTAGTTGCCCTTGTATGGTGATAGTAGTTACAGCACTAGATCCTGTTCCAGTTATAGCAGAACTTAGTAATGGCACTACGTCTAAAGTAGATTTTGAGTATAAAACTTGGTCTTGGTTTAAGTGAATATTTTTAACTTTATCAAATACGATTGCTTTAGATTTTACATCAGTAATTAGGTCTGGATTCTCATCGTCAAATGTAAAGTAGCTTATTAGGTTTGACCCAAAATCCATATTAAGCTTTTGGTACTGGATGTTTCTGGATTCTGGAGTGTACTTACTTGCGTTTGAAAACGCTCCGTTAGCAGAAGAAGCCAGAGTAGACATAGTAGGACCATAGGATGCGTAGTAATTACTTTGGATAGTTGAAGATGCAGTGCTTATAATAGCTATGTTATCAATTTTTCCACTAAAATCAGAGAAATTGTAAGAACCTATATTTAAGTTTGCAGATGCCTGTGAAAATTCAGAGGCAAAAACAACAGCAGATGTTCCACCATTAAGTTGAATATAAAGATATGTATTTGTTGATATTGTTACAGAAATAATAGTGAAGAAATTCCAAGAATCAGCAATAACACTATTTTCTGTAACCGCTGTCCATCCAGAATTTACAGCAACTTTCTTAAAAACTCTTAATTTTCCGTTTTCTATTGCAAGCTGTATTGCCCTCCAATTATCATTTACTCCTTTATCCAATTCAAAAATAATTTGGTTATTTGTTGAAGTAGGCTTAAAATAACCGCTAATTGTGAAATTATGGGAAGACAAAGTAGACCTGTAAAAAGTAGCTGAATTAGATGAGTGTAAGTAAGAATTTCCGTCTCCTAGTAAGCGAACAGAAGAATCTACTTCTGGCGAAGCTCCAGCTACAATTGTTGGCAGTTGCGAAGCATAATTTAAAGGTAACGTTATAGTAGTAGTGTCTTGGTCTAAATTATAGCTACTAGTAGTCCCAGATAAATTATAAGTGCTGTCTGGCCAAATTGTAACCATCCTGTCAATACGAGGCATATA